CTACAAACATATTATTATTTGTCACATTCTTTGCGTCTTCACGTTCTTCTTTTGTTAAATCTTTTTTCTGTTTTTGCAGATCCATAAGATTCTTTGTGACATCACTTATATTTTTTATTGTTTGCGAAAGAACTTCAAACGCTCTTGGATGTTCTGATTCTATTGCAAGTTCAGATAATACATCCATTGACCTTGTACCATTATAGATAAGATCTTTATATGTCTTACGAGAAAAATCATAATCGTCTTTTATGTCTTTATCTATTTTAACAGGTCTATTTTTTTCTACAGTTGGCAAATTCTTTTCTAAACTTGCTGCCATCTTTTCTCGCTTATCCATTATTCAGTACCATCCTGTGTAATTGTAGTTGTGACTGTAAAGCTATCAGCATTATCAGTTGCTCCAACTGTAAAGTCCATTTCTTCAAAGAGCTTTGTAGTTGTTACTGCATCATGAAAGTCAAGCTTAACTTCTCGTATAATTGCTTGATCAGCTGTTGGTCCAAAGAACTTCATCTTCATAACAAAATCTAATTGATAGATAAGTACTCTTCTTTCTTGAAAGTCTCCTTCATATTGATCATCAATTGTTACACCACCAAGTATAACAGAAACATCTTGCTTATAAGCAAATCCTGTAACTGGAGTAATTGTAACATTATATTCTGGTTGAAAGTATGGTAGTATCTGTTCGACAATTTGAAGTCCATCATCTTGATTCTTTGCCATAATAAATAATGACATAGCAATATCATATGATGTATGATGCTTTATTGTTTTCTTTTTACCGACGTCTGAAGCATGTGTCTCAACAATTTTATTCATCTTGTTAAGTTTTTGAGTAGTGTCAAGAGATATCCCAGTCATTTCGAAAGCCATTCTTGGAAGCTTAATACTCATTTGAGCATCAAATCCAGTCTCTTGATCGAGACGTGCTAAGAACTTTTGTTTAGGTCCATAGGCTAATGGAACTCTTACTTGATTAAGTACACTTCCGTCAGCAGCTTTACGTATAACTTTAAGATTATTAAATAAAGTACCAAACACTGCTACAGATTTTCTCATTGTAGCATTATAGAAATGATCACCAAACATTAGTATGTCTCCGATGGATCACCAAATGGATTTGACTCAGAAAAGTCTATAAATCCATCAGCATCTAATTCAAAATCAATGTTTTGAGCAGCTTCATCAGCAGCCCAAGAAGTTCCTGTTGTATCTGTTAAGTCGCTATATATTGTAGCAATCGTACCTGTATATGTCGATGTTAGACCCGTAACAGTTCCACCTACTGTAAAGTCTTTTGCAGTTGTTGTTCCGGAAGCTCCAATATTAGATATCCAAAGCTTACTTGATGTATCTGATGATTTAGTTCTTTGTTGAACCTCACCAAATACTTTGACTGGAGATACATGTGCAGGTGTTAACGCAGCTGTTGAGCCCATACCACTATGATTTGGACAATAATAATATAAGGTCGGCGTTGTAGCCGATACAGTTATAACAGTTTTTGCTCCAGCACTACCAGGAGTTCCACTTATTACTACACCTGTAGTATATTCTGAACCACTTGCATGAGAACCATTAGCTGTTGTACTTAACTTAAATGGATGTCCTGTATTCGAGGAAGCTGATTGGTCAAAGGTTACAACTGAACCTATTGGTAAAGTTAAAGCAGGATATATACTAGCGTCTAAATAAAATGCTCCACTCGTAACTGTCACAGCCTTATTGACTGCTGTAGTATCAAAGCTTACTAATTGTTCTATTACTTCGCCAACTTCAAAGTGATTACCACTCGTAATAGTAACATTCATTGGAAGTTGATATGCTGATTTTGCAGTTGCTTCATCAATACCAGTAATACCTGTTTCGAAGTCTTCGTCATTGTATTCAAACAATGTACATTGCATTTTATATACTGGTAAGTTAGAGAGCTGATAAAACGGAGAATCATCTTCTACATATGAGATCTCAAAGAATGAGTTTGTCATAGGTAAGAATATAAGATCGCCTTCTTGAGGTCTTGGGTCTACTGAATTATCTGAAAAGACGCCAACTCGTGTTTCCCATCTTCTTCGTGATACAATAAATGTTGCATCGTCTCGAACTTCTAAACCAAACTTAGCGTATAAATCTCCTGAACCTTCGAAGCCTTCAGTATTTTCAATATACATTTCTAAAAGATATGCATCATCGAATTTTGAAGCGGGATCTTCGCCAAGTATCGCATCTCGATTTACAAGAGTACGTGGAATGTAATAGACATCTTGTCCATATATTCCGAGTGATTCTATTATCAGGTCTTCGTAAAGATTTTGTTCACTCTTTACAGCCTGAGAAAAGTATACTGATCGAGGCATGTTTTATCCTACCATGAAGTCGACTGGCTGTTCCCAATTAAGTCTTGCTTCTTCTTCTAATTTGGTAATTTCTTCTGTTGCATCATCAAACATTTGACGACCATTAAACGTTACGCCACCTGGCATAACCATTCCTTCGAACTTAATTAAATTAGTTCCCCATTGTCTTTTGATTAATGCTGTTGCATATCTTTTTAAGAAGTAATCATTATATACATCAGTGTAAGTGTTTGGATCGATAATTCGATAACACTCAACAACTAAGTAATCTCCTTTTATAACTTCTTTATCCCAATCCATAAAAATATCTAATTTATTCTGATGTTTGTCAAAGTTAATATGTTTATCATCTGAATCGATTACTGTATCTAAAAGAGAAAGATATTGTTGACTCATAACATATTCTGTTAAGTTACCCATAAAGCCAACTGAATGTAAATCATTTAAATGAATCTGATATCGTATATCAAACATATCGCTTGAACTTACAGTATCACGAATTGGCATGACTCTTACAACATCTGTAATAAGATTTGGTACTGTGATATATCCATTTTCAATATCTCCTTTTGAGATACTTGATATCACAGCAGTTGAACTTGAAGTTCCACCTGTAATTGTTTCTGCCGCAGCAAATTGTTTGTTTAAATCTTTTGGTCGATTATATGTAATGATACTACCTGATACTGTTTTGACAACAGCTTTTGCGCCAGATGTTCCACCTGTAATTGTTTCACCTACTGTAAAATTAGTTGCAATTGCAGCCGTTAATGTTAAAGATGAATTAGTAACTTCATGTTTTAAATAAAATTTCTCAATGGAATCTGCATGGTATGTTTGATAGAATTGTAGAGCTTCGTCTATTCTATCATCTACTTGATCTTCATCAACATTTATTTCAATCACTGGTGAACCAAGTGATCTTAAACAATAATCTATAAGGGTTGTTCTGCTATTTGGTTGGGCCATAATTAATTCCTATTATATTCTATTTATAATAGTTTATACTTCAGATGTAGTTATTATATTATACCTCATCCCATGCTTGATCTGTTTCATTCCATGTATATTTCTTATCATCAACAGGTCTTGCTACTGGGGGTTCCCATAGGCAAGAATCTTCATTCAAAGTCCATGATGGATATGGTTGTTGTTCATAAAAAGCATCTCTTGTTAAATCATATGTCCATCCTATTCCAGGGTAATTTTTTCTTAATGGCGTTCCATCATCTGGGGTATGAGAATAAGGCGCATAATGAATACCACCTCGTGTATTGATTGATACTTTTATCCAAGTTCCTGGGCTATCATCTACGAATTCGTTAATGTAAGCAGCATCAGCTACTATAACTTTAGTAACCTTAGTCTCTACTATTTTTGCATAATGTGCCATATTAGTTTCTCCAAAATATTTGTTTATTGTATTTATCTATTTGAACATCTGTTAAATAGCTTTTACTTTTAGTGGTATTTCTACCTAATACGGGTTTTAGCGTATGCAACCCAGCAAGACCGTGATCTGATTCTTTCTCGGTAGCCTTAGTGTTTAATGAATGATTAAAAGAAGGTAAGCCTAGAAATTTATAAATACCCTCAAGAGTTTTTTGAGAGTTATCTACTAAATCATTGTACTCAACCAAATGTAAACATTCGGCATACTCTGATTCAAAAGTTTCTTTGAGCTGGTTAAAGGGTGTTTCGAACCGGTTGTTTTTCATTAATTTATCATAATCCCACTCAATACCATTACTCTTAAATATTTTCATATACGAAACAATGATTTCATCTATACTTCGTA